CTCACCGCACTCAAAACTATAGATCTACCGTGTCAAAGCTGTGAACTTGTTCAAAACGATGGTGATTGGGATACTGTGATGATTGAATCTCTGGAAGCGAATAAAAGCCTCTCTAGACGCGACAAGGACAGAAGAATCTAAAAGATTAAGGACTTACGCGACCGCCCTGGAGGCCAACTTTATGAACTCTAAAACTTTTACAAAGGATTCTGCAAGGTTGAAGCGATGGTGGCGTCTAACCGAGTGGCCAGATGCATCCTGGCACCTGATGAAATCCTTAGGGATATTTCTCAGATCGCAAATCATTTTGTTTAGCCAATCCTCTACACACTACCTTCGTTTGTGAAGCATTACACCTCCGAGATGATCGCTGATGTAACCTTAAAACAGATGACCTTCACTGGGGTTGTCCTAACAGGCGACATTAGCAACTATGACTCGGGTCACAAGAAGGTGATGTCTCGGATAGAGACCGAGGTGGTGAGACGCACCAGCCCTAAGGGAGTTGCTGAGATATGGGAAGCAATTGGCGCCAGTGACCTGAATGTGAAAGTGAAAGGTTTCACCCTCTTCTCTGAGTACTGCAAAGCTTCTGGCTCTAAATCAACTTCCTGGGGTAACACATTCATCACACATTGCCTCGTAGTTCATGCATTACTAAGACACCACAACCCTGGATGCATTCAACCCGATGATTGGCAGAAGATCCTCAACAAGTATTCAAACATCAAGATCTTTTCGATTCTTTCAATTACCCAGCATCCGGATTGATGCGTTTTGCGGTAGAGGGTGATGACATTACGATCCCACTTGTAAACACACACTTCCAGAACTCCCTTCAATTCTATACTGGGCAACTTGGTTTTAAGATCAACCTCGTGTAACATCATGGATCTGGCAATGATTTTTGCAAATTCATAACTACCCTTGACGATGAAGGGGAATTGATGGCATTCAAGGATTTCTCTTCTTCTTTTGTGAAGTGCATGTTTACAGGAAACCCCCTTGGGAAAGCGACTTCGAAGAAGGCCGAGATTCTTGTTCAAGCGAAGTTGATAGCGCTCCTCACATCACACCCAAACTTCTATGAACTCCGCCAGTATGCCATAGCCATCCTCAACACCCTCAAGCACAAGATCCTGTTTGACCCTGAAACACTCCTCGTCAAGTTCGCTAGGGATTTGCGACAACCTTTGAACGATATGAACTTTGAAGTCCTTGATGACGGTGCACTTCAATTCAAGCGCGGAGACATTTGGCTTAACAAGACTGCGCCCCCGGAGATTTACAATAAATACCGGAACGAGATCTTGAGCATCACCGAGCTGATTGCCGAAAAAGGTCGCCTCATCACGTTAGACTCCAATCTCTATCCGAACCTTGCTTCTGCTTTTGTTTCAAACAACAAACCTTACACTAGACGTGATGACCGATGGCAAAGTGTCCGAGTCCTGCCTGAGACAAAACTCGGAAGGTGCCCAGAGACGGTCGATGGATATTAATTTGTTGAAAAACAATCAAGCACTCAGAAGAGTTAAGAAAACGGCAATATGCAAAGCTAATACTAAACGGATTTTGATA